ATGAAGTTAACGGCTGGGTCAATATTGGCAATATTTGCGTTTCTATCTACAATTGGATCTGGCCTATATGGCGGCTTGCTAATGTGGCAAAAGATTGAAGAGGTTGCTGGCCTTGATTTGCAGGAATACCAAACTCAAATGGAATTAATGGACGCTAACATTCAACAAACTATGGATTACACACGCGAGATCAAAACTGGGTTGCTAAATGATATTTTGGGCATTGAGAGGCAGGCGGATCGAACTGAGGATATGGTGCGTGAAATTGAAGATAAAGTTAGGGAAATGATAGATAAGGCGGAGCTAAGATTTGAAACGCAAAGAAATAGAATTTCCAGCACTCAAGATATTGAGATGAAGGATCTGGAAGATAAGTTAACCAAGAAACTACAAAGGGCGCTGGATAATCCTCTGGCGGATTAATATGGATGAATTTAAAAAATTTGATGTAGATGGCAATGGATCAATCGATCAGGCTGAATGGGATCGCATGGCTCTGGAAGATAGGCGCTTACGAATGCAGGATGAAGACGCCCAGCGTGATGCACAACGCAGAATGACATGGTATGCCCTGTCAGGGATGCTCCTATACCCCTTTGCGGTCATTCTAGCAGATGTATTTGGATTAATTGAAGCCGCCAAAATATTAGGTTCAATGGCAAGCATTTACTTTGTATCTGTTGCTGGCATCGTATCTGTATTCTTTGGGGCAAACGCATTAGCGAAAGGAAAAGACAAATGATAGCTGGACTAGGATTATTAGGCAAAGTTGCAGATCTTGCTGGAACTATGATCGAGGGCAAGACTGCTGTGAAGCAGGCTGAAGCCCAAACAAAAATGAAAATAGCTACTGGCGAGATCGATTGGGATATTGCCGCCATGAAAGCCACTGAGAATAGCTGGAAAGACGAGTGGATAACTCTGCTCTTCTCGATACCATTAATTTTAGCGTTTTGTGGCGATTGGGGAAATGGCATTGTGCAAGCTGGTTTTGCCGCGCTGTCTAATATGCCTGATTGGTATCAATACAGTTTAGGTGGTATTGTGAGTGCATCAATTGGGATGCGTGGTGTAAGTAAATATTTTGGGAGTAAAAAATAATGACAGAAGCAATGAAAAAACTTCAAGATAGAATTGGGGTTGGGGCAGACGGACATTTTGGGAAGAACACGGCTAAGGCCATTGCCCAGCACTTCGAGCTATCAAATGAACGAGCCGCCCACCTAATGGGTCAGGCGAGCCACGAAAGCGGTCACTGGCGGCATACCAGAGAAAATCTGAACTACAGCGCGGATAGTATGATGCGCGTCTGGCCTAGCCGTTTTCCTGATCTGGCGTCCTGCGAGGGATATTCTCGAAACCCAACAGCATTAGCTAATAAGGTTTATGGTGGACGCATGGGTAACGATGCTAATACCAATGAAGGCGCATTATTTTCTGGAAAAGGTTATCTTATGATCACAGGGAAAAATAATTACAGGGCATTCAGCTCCGACATGGGTTTACCTGAGATTATGACAGACCCAGATCTGGTGGCTACAGATTACGCATTTGACACGGCAATGTGGTTCTTTAATACAAACAAATTATTCGACATTGCAGACGATGGTGTGAACGACGAAACAATTTTAAAAATCACTCGCCGAGTAAATGGTGGCGAACATGGCCTCACGGACAGAACAACTGAGACAAACAAGATTTATGAGTGGCTCAACGCATAGTAACAATATTGGTAGAGCTGGGGAATTTCTGGCTCTATCAAGATTAGCCTTTGCTGGCATTTCTTGCATTTTGGTACAGCATGAAGTTGACGATGCGTATTTAAAAACGCCAAGCGGCGAACTTCTGACTTTACAAGTTAAGACTGCCAGCAAGACAACTGGAAATAAAACCCAGTATCGCTGGGGAACAAGCCCAGTGGGAAACAATAAAAAATCCGATATATATGCATTGGTGGCGTATGATATACGAAAGATCTATTGGGCTAGGGGAGATGATCCAATTATCAAAAAAACATCAACTCGCTTGTACCCAGAACAGTTTGTAAATGAAGACGAATTATTAAAGCAAGTAATAAACAGCTTTATAAGCTAAATAAACTGCTTGAAGATTTATGCAAATTTACATAATAAAACGTGTGGGCAAAGTCGGGCATGGCTTTCCCACACGATACATTATTTTTTCTTAAAGTAAACGTAACGCAATGACCTTGCCCCTGCGTTACCGATAATTGGCGTGGTTCGCTCATAAGCTCGGTCAACTAAATTTTGCATATACAAGACGTTTAATGACCAAGCCAGATCTGAAACGCCCAGACCAGTGCCAATCGCAACCATTGTTGTCGTTGCGCGTTTGCCCCTATCTATATACTTTAGTATAGTTTCAGTTTTCTTTTTTGATATGGGTTTGATTTTTCTGAGATCATTATCACTAATAAAACTTTTATGTGATGATTTGTTAACAGTGATTTGGCGTGGCCTCTCAAAAGTTTTGTTAATCTTATTTCTTAGGCCACGTTTAATCTGATCTTTTTCAAAATTATACATCAGGTGTGAATACATGATCTCAAATTTATGTGTAGGCTCATCCATCATTGCTTGGGTGACTTGTTCTTTCGTCGCATAAGCGAAAGTTGGTGTTCTACATTCTCCAGTAGGGCTTGCTGTTCTTTCATCATAAACAGATAGAAGCTCTTGGTTCTCTTCTCTTTGCTCATTAGATCTTCCTGCACCATCAAATTTAATTTTATTAATCGTGTTATCGCTTGGTAGCATTCTTTCGATGTCATTTGTATTCTCCTTATTCATCATCATGGCCTTTAAATTTTCCGTTGGCATCCAAATTTGGAATACGGGTTCTAGCTTTTGGCATTTCTGGTAGTATTAAACCAGTGCCAGCGCAGTTAGTGCAATCAGCTTTTTCATACAGGTAAGTTTCATGAAAGATATTATAATCTTTCTCGAATAGCGTTTCGCCTGCTCCATTACATTCTGGGCATGGATAATATTTATTTGCCATTGGATAATCCTTTCGGTCTGAGCTTTGGTACAATAAATGATGAGCTGACGTGGCTAGTTTCGATGCACTGAGCCATACTGTCCATTTTCTCGTATGGTTTGTAGACTGCTGGCAATGCGTCGCCACACTCACGCGCACTGCGATAGAGCGTGGTGTCCTGTAGCTCCACGCCGCCAATGACATATGTGAGAACGAGCGTTGTATAAAATGTCATACTATTTCCCTCGTTTTAACAAATAAATAATCGTTCTTTTTGTTATGCAAATTAAAAGATTTTAATGTTTCATATTTAATATCTTTTAAATCTGTATTTAGCTGTAAACCAAATTCACTCAAATATGATTTAAGATCGCTTAATGATTTTTTACCAAAGTTTGGAAAATTTAAGAAAAATTTATCAGATCTTAATATTACATCATAAAAATATATAGGGTTACGAATGCTTTTATTTCTTTCTGGTTTGCTATATGAAAATAAACTATTACCAACCATATAATTTAAGCATCCCCAAACGCGATTTGGGAAAAAACCTTGCTCAATCGTGCTAAATAATAATTTATATAAATATGGATCTGAGCTTTCAAGATTATGAAATAAAAATATTTTAAGGCTTAATTCATCTAAATTATTAATTGCAGATATAGTTTCAATGCGATCTGTGTAAACTTTATTTTCAATTACTAATTCGTTTAATCGATTATTTAATTCACTTAATAAATTGCCCTTATCAACTGTTGGCTCAAACGATGGTACAAATGGTGTTTTTGTTGGGCAAATTGTCTCTATAACTTCACCTAATGCTTCCCTGACACTGGCAACATAAACTGGATCAAACCTATCAATAGTAATGTAAGTACAAACGTACTTACAACCACCATCTAATTTATCTTTATAATTTGGTATAATTTTTGCATACACCTCATCTGCTGGTTCTAACCAATCCAGATGCTCAAAATCTGCTAAAAGTTTTTTAGGCAGAAACACTTGGTCATGCTCATCTTTGGTAAAAGCAAAACCAAAGCCATGCTCGTGTATTGATTTAATAATTAATGTTTGCATTTTATTCTCCTACAAGCAAAAGTGAAAGTGCCGCCCAAGGACACTGAAATTTCATGGGTTTCATATCAATATTATATTTAGCAAAATCAATTGACATAACATTTCTTGGTTCAATACCAAGCTGGCGATGGCGGTAATCGTATTCTTCACCCCCCATCCTTTCCAGCCATTTTTGACGTGTTATATGCTGTGACCAAGAGCTTTTAATTTGCTGTAATTTATCCATCACTTCACCCCTTTCTCATAAATCTCATCATCAATTCTAGTCATGATGATAACCATAGCAGTCGTCAGATCCTTCAATGACGCCTCTTCAGCAACGCGGCGGATGTTCGTCCATGAACTCTCCTTAACAGTAGCCACGTCGCGGATAATTGCTGGCTGAGGGTTTTCCTCAAGTGGAGCGCTGTATCCCTGATAAGCATAATCATTGACTTTATACTTATTTAAGAAAACCAGCAAATCGGCTTTATTAGTAGGCACATCATACTCAACATATGCGCCCAGCTTTTTTGCATCAGCTTGCGTTCCAGCCCATTGCCCTTTTGGTGTAGTATATAATCGCATTTTATTCTCCTAAGTTAATGTTAATTAAGTGATCCAGATAAACTATAATTTCTGGAAGATGAACGGCGGCTAAAGCAAAAAGTGCCATAGCCAATCCGTCGATGATCATTGAAGTATTCATGCCGCCACCTATTTGTGGAACTGAAGTAGATTGCTAAAATCTACATCGTAACCATCAAGGGCATATAAATCATTAGTGTAGTTACCACCAACATCGTGATAAATATAACCGCCAGCAACTAATGATCCAAAAGTACCCTCAGCTTGCTTCTGCGTCCAACCAGCATTTACAAGATCTTCAGCTCTCGCATATACCCAAGGGTCGTCAACTAAATCTGCAACGCAAGTGCCGCCCATAACATCCAAGCAATTTTTGATTAAGGCAGTCATTGCGGCGCTTTGATTTTCAGTAAGTGTCATTTTGTATTCTCCATTTGTGTTTATGTTATTTAAGTAATCTAACAGATTATCAGATTGGGTCAAGCGGAAAATATATCTTTTATATATCATTATGTTGTTGACGCCATCTGAATACCTGTTATATTGAGTGAATAAACATAAACATTAACGGAGAATATAAATGGAAAATTTTGTAAAAGATTGGAAAGATCCAAAGTCTAATCGTAACACTGGCAGAAAGTGGAGATTGAGTGACGAGCTTGAGCAGGCTGGTTACTTTATCAGCCGCGATTATCCGCATGGATATATTATGCATAGGCATTCTCGAACAAGAGAAATTCATTGGAATACTACATTAAAAAATATGGATCAGTGGATCACATGGAAGAAAGACACACTGTTTGACCATGAAGACATTAATAATTGGGAGATAAAATAATGAATACAGTAAAATTAACCACTAAAGTTTCAGCCCCACCAAAGGATAAAATGTATTTTAAAAGTGAGGTTGAGCATTTTTGCGTTATGGTACACGAAAATGCAGGGCAGTTAGCA